CCGGAGGACTGTGTTCTCGTCGAAGGGGCTGACGTTGCCTTAGTGTATGTGCCTAGTTCTGGTGACAGAAAAGACCTTTTGCCGTATTTTCCTGAAGCTTTGTCTAACCATAAGCACATTACTGATTCGTATTATAGAAACAGTGATGGCATTATTGTGGAAGATAAGACTCGTGTTTCTGAGTACGCTCAAGTTAACACAAGCACTACAGGATTTTATGGAGGTATTGTAAATTATTCCAAACCTACCTTTAAGGGGCAGTGTATGAGTACACATGTAACGTTTTCTAAACAAGCGTTTATTGTGGGCTTTCATGCCGCAGGGGTTAATGGGCAAACCAAGGGCGCTTTGACACGTATTACTCGTCAAGCACTTGAGGATGCAAAAGCAATTTTGGCAGAAAGAGCCACTGTCGTTTTTACCACCCATTCAGGTACTATGCACACTGAAGCATATGGAATTGATTTCACTCCCGTTTCTCACATTGACAAGAAGTCACCGACCAAGTTTCAGGAGACAGGTCACAGTACCCATTATGGCACCATGCCTATTGGGAAAGTGCGGCCTAGGTCCTCTGTTATAGTTTCCCCGATTTCGGAAACAGTCGAGAAAGTTATGGGTGTGCCTAGAAAAACAGGCAAACCTGCCAATTGTAGAACCGAAAATGATGACGGAGAGTCAGTTCGTTTTTGGGCTCCATACCAAGCTTATGTAGCTGGAGCCGGAAATGCGACCCAAGAATTTCCCGTCGACGTTCTAGAATGGGCCTACAACGATTACTTGAATGAAATTAAAGCAATGTGTGAAACCGATTTTGGCAAAGACTTACTTAGTCGTGTCCGACCACTCGATGATATCGAGGTAGTTTCGGGGATCGACGGTATGAAATTTGTTGACGCCATGAAACCATCAACGTCAATGGGCTGGCCTGTTAATCGGCCCAAGTCTGAGTTTATTCAAGATTTGGAGCCTACTGAACAGTATCAGTGTCCACGTCTAATTGACTCCGAGACTTTGCGTATTGCAGCCAGAGCACGTAGTGCTTGGCTGGAAAACCAACGTTCTTATGATGTTTTTAAAACGTGTACAAAAGACGAGCCCACCAAAATCACGAAAACAAAAGTGAGAGCTTTTCAAGCCTCGCCAGCTGCTTTGCAAGTTAATATTCGCAAGTATTTTCTGACTATGTGCAACTTCTTTTCTAGTGCTCC